TGGGCCCTGTCTCTTATACACATCTAGATGTGTATAAGAGACAGCCTGTCCATCAGGCTGCCTAGCAACTGTCATTGCTCGACTGCTCCCGGTCCATCCGATCGCGCTTTTCTTCGAGAATCAACATCGCTGAGAAATCATCCGCCCGAATCTCGTCCAGTCCGATCCGGACGCCCAACTTCAACGCTGCCTTCAGGTCCAATGCGCGTCGCAATAGCATCCCGGCCTCGGACGACTGTGCGGCATCCAGCCGGTCCAGCGGGCAATGGTCGCACCGGCCCCCTTCGTCCGGCGCATCATGGCAGAGTCCGGGATCGCAAAGTTCATCCCGGCGCAGCGCCCAGTGAATCAGGAATCGCAGGGAGGGCTTTGCGGGCCACTCCCCGCTCGTCAGTTTGGGTCCACGGTCTCCTGGAACGAGGCATCCAGAGCATCGATGGCAGCCTTCACCGCCACAGCCTGATGGATGATCGGCACGTCACCCGAGTAGCCCTCGACCTCCTGCACCAATCGCTTGTACAGTGCGCCCGCCGGCGCAAGGTTGATGATCAACTCCTGCCGGTTGTACGGCAAGTCGAGCACCCGGGCAAAGCCGCGCCGGTAATCGAAGACATCCTTCGCCGAAGGCATACGCAGGGAGTGGGAGACCGTCCCGCCGAGCACGCGGAGCGTCACCTCGAAGCCGTCCCCGACCTGGACAACATCATCGACTTCGGCCTGGCCAAGTTGCTCGATGACGCGGCTGGCTTCGAAGGCGTCCACCTCCGGGGCATCCGGTTCCGCAACGCGGATCTTGGCGAGTAGCGCCGCGTCGGCGTCCTCGGAATTGGGAATTGTGGTCTCGGAGATCCCGCGCCCCAACTGCTTCACGATCACCTTGCGGCGCCGCTGGCGCTCGATCCACTCCTCGTCGGTCGGGAAGCGCGTGCGGACGGTCTTCACCCCCACGGGCGTCCGTAGGTTCAGCGCGACGGGGCGCGCAGCATCAAATACGCTCTGAGTCTGTTCCATGAAGAAGTCTCCTCTGATGACTTCAGGCAAATATTCCTGAAGTTGTCCTACTGGCCAATGCTGTCCACGCCGCACTTGGCCACGGCGGAGACGATTCCATTGGTTGCGTCGTACATCGGCAGGCACTCGACTGCCACGGTGACGATACCGTCGGTCTCGCCGACCTCGACGGTAGAAAACGAAACTTTGTGCCATGTGAGTTCGAGCGAATTGTTCACGACGTAGGCGAGCGAGATGACCGCCGTGCCCGAGGTCTGGCTTTTCAGCTTGGTCAGTTCCGACGACCCGTTCTCAAACCGAGCGACGAATTTGAGTGTCCCCTGCCGCTTGCCGAATTCCAGCCGCCCGCGGATGGCGCCGCTGGTCGCATCACCGGCGGTCTGGAAGCCGGAGCCCGGATAGAAGCCGGCGTCAAGCAGGATGTTGTTCTTCCATGAGGATTCGAGCGAGACGATGTTCTTGCTCGACACGTAGTTGACGCCGTTGATGGACAGCGCCAGCGAGGCCGACGGCAGCAGTTTCTCCAAGGTCGCCGCCGGGACCACGATGGCCGAGGGTTCGGTCAGCTTGCCCGAGCCGACGAATTCAACGTTGATCTTCGAGTTCGCGCGGCCTGGCCCGCTGCCGATCGAGATGGTCCAGCCCTCAATCGCACAACCCACGGCCATCCGGTCGAGCACGACGCCCGCGCCCGGGCGAATCTGTTCGACGAAGCTGAAATACGGCAGTTCCGCCGCATCGCCGTTGGCCGGAAACAGTGGCGTGCAGGTGTAGGTGAAGTCCGGCGCGGTGCCCGACTTGACGACCTTGCCGAGCGAGAACGCCATCGCCCAGGCAGCGATCTCGGCGCTCAGATACTTCTCAAGGGTGCTGCCCGCATCCCAGGACGTCTGAAACGACTGCGAGGCAAACTCGTGGCCTTTGCCGTATTCGTCGGCGTCGTTTTCGGTGTTGAGCTTCGGGTTGGCAAGCTGAGCGTTGAGCTTGCGCAGTCGCCACATCTGGCCGGCTGTGTTGGCCGTAGCGATGTCGGTCTGCTTCTGCTTGCCGAAGCAGATGAGCACTTCCTGGAGCCTAGCTGTCGACATCGGGCTTCACCTCCTGCTTGTCTTTCTTCAGGGGCGGCGGACACTGGCTCCAGCCAGCGACCAGCTTGGGTACGAGCACCGCCGGCGTCGCATCTACCTCTTCCGGCTCGCCCTGCCCATGCGGGGGACAAAGCCACACTCTCACGGGCTTAATCATCTCCGGCCTCCACAAACGACATCTGCACTTCAAAGTAATCGAGGCCCTCGGCATCGGTCGCCCGCTGGATCGACGGCACATCCATCGGGTAGCAGGACGGATGGATTGTCAGATTCAGCATTGTCTTTCCCGCCGACTCCGGGACGCCCTTGGTGATCAGCCGGAATAGCCTGTAATAGGCGGTCGGCGGGTCTCCGTCAAAGGTCTCGCGCGAGCGTAGGTACAGCGTGACCTGGTGCTTCCAGACGTCGTTGCCGCCGAAACTGCCGGGCACGGTCCCCTGCCAGGCGGCCATGATCGCCGGCGCCGGCATCTGATGAATGGCCAGGACGAGGCTTGATCGCTTCGGATACTGGTCGTGATAGGCGTAGATCCGGCTCGCGTCGTCTCCCATCTCCGCGACCAGTTCCGGGATGTCGCGCAGCAGCGCAACCAAGTTGTTTAAAAGTTCGGACGTATCGATCATCTCTGTCTCCCGCCGAGGCTTCGCTGAAGTGCCAGCCGCTTCTTCATCTCGTCAAAGATCCGCCGCGCCGCCTCAGTCACGGCGGCCTTGTTCTTGGGCGAAAACACGAGCCACGGCTGGATCTTCTGGTTCGCCCAGGCCTTCAGCCGATCCTTGCGGGTGGACAGGCCGGCTTTGGCCCGGTTCTCGCTCACCGTGCGGACCGCCAGGTTCTGGAGCATGTTGCCGGTGAACGACAGGTTGCGGCGGTTGCCGAGGCCAAGCTTCGACTTCCGGATCGCGTACTTCTTCGTGAGCGGCTTCGCCGGCGTGTCCTCGGGGCCCTGCGCAGCCCGCAAGCGGTTTTTCACCACACCAGCGCCGACGTTTCCGAGCATGAACATCTGGCGCTGGGTGAAGTTGAGTCGATCCAATCGCAGTTGCTTTTTCTGCCAGACGCGAACCGATGCCATTGTGACCTCACACTTGCCGAAGCCGAAGCACCGCCCCGCCGCCACCATCCGCCTCGACGTCGAACACCTTGTAAGAAATGTCGTCGATCGCGACCATGTCGCCGCGCTCCGGCGGCCAAGGTAAATCACCCAGGCGGAGGAATAGGACCGCGTAGACGCCAGGAGAGGCATCTTCCGTCTCTTTCGCGGTTTCCACGACGGCCCTGATCGAAACCGCTTCACCGGCCAAAGCCGTATAGGCGACCTCCCTGCCGAAAGCGCCAAGCACGGTGGTATTGAGCCCGTTCAGCAGGGAGGTCCAGTCCGCCATGGCTTACGCCTTGGTCCCCTTGACCAGGACTTCCGGCCGCAGGCAGATCGGCAGAGGGTTGGACTGCGTGTGCAGGTCCGTGCCCCGTTCAAACTTCCGCGGCGCCTGTTTGGCGTAGAGCGGCAGCCCGAGCGTATTCGCCGTCTCGTTGAAATCCGCCGGCGCGAAGAAGGTTCGGAACGTTGAGGCGGTTCCCAACGGGAAGAAATGGGCCTCGTCGTCGGCGATAAACTTCCGCACCGTCCCGGCGATGTCGGTCGCCTGGCCACGGTACTCCTCAAACGTGATGCCGCCGAAACTGAAGTTCGTGCGATTGTCGGTGAACAGCAACTGTCCCTGCTGCCAGCGCGAGTAGGCTTCCTTCACTTTGGGATGCGTGGTCAGCGCGTCAAAGAATCCCTGCGAGCTGAGGCACATAATGCCGCTCATGAACTCGCCCCGGAGGTTGTCCTCGATGTGACGTTTCACCTCGAGCACCTTGGTGAGCACCTCGGTCGTGTTCGTGGACAGGGCGAAGCTGACCGACTTTGCCGTGATGCCGAATTCCGAGTAGAGATCGTAGAGTGTCGAGCCGTCGGAATCGAGGATCACCCCTTTCAGTGCTCCCATTCGGAGGTGCTCGAGGGTGATCGCGTGTTTGGCCCTCATGTTCTGCAGTTTTCGGGCGATCAGGTTTGACAGCGCTTCGAGATCGTTCTCCGAGCCGAAGGCGCGCAGGCCCTGGACCTCCTCGGGCAGCACGACATCGTCGTGAGGGATGTGCGGAATCACGAACGACCGCACCTTGCGCTTGCCCTGCGTGCCGAGCGAGGCCGGCGCTCCGACGGGCATGGTGGGCAGCAGGTTCAGCACGCCGCTCATCTCCTCGATGAGGATCGTCCGGGTGCGGACGCCCTCAGTCGGCATGAGGCCCAGTTGCTCCAGGCGGCCGTAGTTGTTTGGAACCTTATTGATGGCGGCCGTGAGGGCCACCATATTGAAGGCGTCATTGGAAAAGGGATTCAGCATGAGTTAGGCTCCTTGGCGGACCAGGATGCCCAGGCTCTTGAGCTGGGCGATGGCCGCGTTCTTCTGATCTGTGGTGGCGCCGGCGGGCCAGGTGATCCCGTTGGCGGAGATGATCGCGTTGCGGACCACGCCGACCGCCGAGCGATCTACGCCGTCAGGCGCCGTGGCGTCGTCGGTCAAGATGCCGCAGGCCGCATCGGCGCCGGGGGTCGAAGCAAAGTCAATCTGCGCCACTTTGCCCGAGCCCGCCGCGACCGAGATGGTGAAGGCGTCTCCGGCAACAAAGTCAGTCGCGCCATCGGCGATGGTGAAGGTCAGATGTGCGGCGAACTCCGCACCCACGGTGGCAACGCCGACGAGAATGCCATCGGGATCCTCGACTGAGAACTTCCCACCATTGGTGGCGGGCTCGATACAGACCGCACGGTAGACGCCCGGCTTGGCGGCCTGGCCGACCGTCGGTGCCGCGGTGATGGTTCCGTTGCCGGTGTTGCCCGCGACGGCTGCGCCAACTGCCGAGCCTTTGGTGACGCGACCGAGCACCATTCCGGTCGTGAGCACGCGGTCAGAGCCGTTGCCCGCCAGGGTCGTTACGATATCCCGACTGTACTGGTTCTCCGCTTCCCACTTGAGCCAGTCGCCCAAGCGCTTCGATTCGGTCTGAACGGGCATGGGTTAGTTGCCTCCTTTGCCCGCGACGGCCAGCCGTTCGACGGCCTTCAGCACGGGGTTGTTTTCGGGATTGCTGGTTGCACGGGTGTCCGAGTCCGGCATGACGTGCGAGTCGATTTCACGGTTGTCTTCGGTCGCCCGCGCCTCAATGAGCGCTTGGCGAGCTTCAGCCGGCGTGGCTTGCCGAGCCAGCAGCGCTGGTGCACGCCCCGGCATGCCGGCCAGCGCGCAGAGTTCGACGATCTCCTGGGCGTCCGCGTAGCCATGGCGCTGGGCCTCGGCGCGAATGCTTTCGATGTCGATGGTGGGCTCGGGCGTGGCGGCCTGGACCGCCTCCGCCTGCCCGGTTTCCTGTTGCATGGTTTTGCCTCCTGGGTGGGTTGAGATGATGGGAGTCGCAATCGGCGCCGACTTCCGGGTTGCAGCGATCAAGCCGGCCAACGCATCGCGATACGTTCCGGTCCGGTCGGCGAGGCCTGCCGCTACGGCCTCGGGTCCATACTTGAGTGCTGCGCCGAGCTCACGGACAGCCCCCTCGGTGAGGCCCCGTCCGCGGGCAACAGCGCCCGCAAACAGTCCGTAGAGCCGGGCCACCTCGGCGCTGAGGGCACTGCGTGCGGCATCCGACAGTGGCTCATTGGGGTTGCCGGCGGTCTTGCCTTCGCCCTCGGCGATGTAGGTGACCTTCACGCCGAGTTTGTGGTTGTACTCGCTCCAGTCGACATGCTCGACATAGACGCCGACACTGCCGACGCCGCCGGTGAATTCGGGCACGTAGATTTTCACGGCGGCCGATGCCAGCAGATAAGCCGCGCTGAAGGCGCTGTTATCGGACACAGCCCAGATCGGTTTTTGCTCTGCGAGTCGGCTCAGCGCCGCCGCAGTCTCGAAAGCGCTGTCAGAATCGCCACCGGGTGAATTGATGCGCAGCAGAATCCCGCGCACCTCCGAATCCGCGATGGCCTGCTCGACTTCATCCAGGATCTGGCCGTAGGCCGTTGCGCCAAGGAAAAGGGACTCAAACAGGGATGGCTCGTTGGCGAGCACGCCGGCAATATCGACGATGGCGACACCGTCCTCAAAGCCATAAGGACGCCGGGCGGCATAGGCGGCGTCAATCCTGGACGCCTCAAGCAGAAGAGGCCGCGCGCCAAACAAGCGCGGAAGTTCATTTCGCAAGGACGTCATTGTTCACTCTCGTTAGTCGTCTGTGGCTCTTCGGGCCGCGGATCAGTGTCGTAGCTCAGGCCCAGTGCGTCGGCCCTCTGGTTGTCGGCGGCAATCTCCCGGTCGATTGCTTCGGCGTCATAGCCCTGCTCCGAGACAACTTCGGAGCGGCTCTTAAAGCCAGCGCGGACGGCCATCATCTGGGCCTTGATGTCTTTGAGCGGATCGACCCAGGCAAAACCGGGCGGGATCCACTTCACCTCGTAATAGGCCGACAAATCCCCCACATTCGGTAGTGCGCCCGAGAGCACGGCCGCCTGAATCCATCGCCGCCACACGGGCTGGCACAACTGGAAGGCCAGCACCTGGTGCTGGAACTGCTCGCAACGCCGGCGAAATTCGAGCAGGCCCGCACGGATCGAAGAATAGTTCACGCCCGTCAAATCGCCGGTCAGTTGCTCGTAGGTGATCCCGATGCCGGCCGCGATCGAACGCAACTGCACCCGCATGAAGGTTTCGTAGCTGGCGCCGACATCAGCCGGTCTTGAAAACTTCACATCCTCGCCCGGCAATAGAACCTGCAGTGTGCCCGGCTCAAGGCCGGCCAGCGCCGTGCCGTTCGAATCCGCCGTGCCTTCGCCCAGCAGTTGATCCTCAGGCGAGTTCTTCACAATGAAACCGGCAAACATCGCCGCCGTCTTCTTGCGGACCAGTTCGGCGTCATCGTACTGGTCGAGTTCGTGCAGCTTGACGAGCACCTGGGTCAGCCAAGGCTGCCCTCGCAGCTGACCTGGACGGATCGGCCGGAACAGGTGCAGCACGGATTCCGCCGGCACGCGAACCAGTTCTGTCGATGCCATTGGGTGCAGCGAGTCGCCCGGATGCTGCCTGTAGAGGTGATAGGCGACCCGTTTGCCGATGGCGTTGAATTCGATTCCGGCGCGAATGAAATTGCCGTTTTCCAGACGCCGGTTTTCGTTTGTCGGCAGATGTTCGCCTTCGAGAAGCTGCAGCTGCAACGGCACGCTGAGGCCGTCCTTGGCCAGACGCGGCCGGATCCGGATGAGGCATTCTCCGCCCTCTGCCGTCGAACGGCAGGCCAGCGCCTGCAGTCCGTAGAAATCGGTCAGGCCACTGGCATCGGCGTCATCTGTCCACCGCAGCCATAGTTTCTGGATGCGCTCCCTGACCGCTGCGTCGCGAAAGAGCGACTGCGGCTTGATGCCCGTGCCGACGCAGTTGGCGACGAAGGCGTCCAGGGCGTTGGTCGCCCAGGGATTGCGCCGCACCATATCCCTCGAGCGGGACCGCA